CAATGTTAAATCGTAATGTATATGCTTTGTCGGGCTTAGGGTATAAGTCAACTAAGGCATTGCCGTTAGCATCCACACCATTCCAAGAGTAATAGTCAGGAGAACCTTTAACAGGCTCTTGTACTAGGTATGCGTTATTCATCCAAGAGGAACTAGCGGAACGCATAAAGGAGTTAGACGTATCGTTAATAACGTCCAGTATCTTAAATGAGTTGTTAGTACCCGTCATGCTATAACTAAATACATCATCAGTAGTAGTTACTGTGATTGTACTTCTAAGTGCTGACCAATCCCAAGCATCCTCAACAATACGTCTAGCATCATTAACAAACTCTCCTACTAGTTTTACATAGGAGTCATCTGAGTTGACAACACTGGAGGATTCGTCTTCTCGTAGTCTGCGTAGTACACTGTTTACTAGTTGTAAATAAGTCATTATCCATATTTCCTTAAGTTCATCATGGGACTAAGCAATTCTTGAGTGGACTTAATCTCTGTGTCAAATTTAAATAGTTCTTTATCGAATAGTTGTTCTGTATTTGTTGGTGTTTTTTGCGGTTGGGCAAACATACCTTCCATATTAAAAGGTAACTCTGGCATATTTAAGTCAATATCAGGTAAGTCAATATCTGGCATCTCTGGTAAGTCTATGTCAAGAGAACTAAACTCAGGTGCTTCAAATTCTGGAAGACTATCTCTAAGTTCTTGTGCTACGTCTACTACGTACTCTACTCCCTCTTTGACAGGCTGTAATAAAGTATCGTCAACAACACGACCACCTGCTTTAACTACATCCTCAGCGTCAGACAAAACATCTGAACCTGCTTGTAACGCGGGGTCTACTACTTTTTCACCGAAGTAATCTAATCCTTCGTCAACAACGTCCACTACAGGTTCAAAAACATCAGCGGTTAAATCAACAGCCCCTTCAAGTAAATCACCCACGGGTTCAAGAATAGGCTCTACCGCTTTATAACCTTCTTCAGCAACATCTCCTACCGCTTTAATTCCACCATAAACAGCATCTCCAAAGTCTTTAATAAACTCAGGGGTATTTAAATTAAAATCACTATCCTTAAAATCAAAGTCTGGTTTAATTGCATCTAAAATCTCACCTGTTGCAGACGATTTAAACTCCTCTGTGCCTGAATCGCCCTGTAGTACTGCCTTAGAGGTATCTAATATTACATTCTGAGCAGACTGAGGTAAAGTTGTAATGTCTACACCTAGCTTGTCAAATCCTTCTATTATTTCACTGTTAGCTAGTTCGCCTATCTTACCGCCTACATACGCCTTACCTGCGGATTTAAGAGCATCTTCTAAATCACCGCCTTGTACAAGGGTGTTTGTTGCATTAATTAAAGGAGCAAACGCAGGGAAAGCGATAGACAAGCCAATACTTAAAACATCAAGTAAACTATTTCCTGTTGGCGGAGGGTCATTCCACGACATCAAATTGTATTCGCCTACTTCTAAACCCCCTCCTAAAACTTTAAGATTGTCTTCTCTAAAAGCAGGTACATCTAAAGGCGTTCCTGTAACTAATTGCGGACTGGATACTGTAGGGCGACCCTGAGCATTAGGGTGTGTCATTCTGTAGGGAGAGTTAGGTTGTTCTGTGTAAATGTCAGCCCGTCTGAGATAATCCTGCATTGTATCTTTTTGTATGTCAAAAGATTCTTTTATAAGCCCACGAACAAAATCTAAATCAGTCTCCCATTTGTTCGGTGCACTAGCCCAAGCATAAGTATCAGCGTCTGCCCTGCTATCGAAGTCAAGCGCACCTTGATTAATGAACCTATCAATTAAAGCTATAGATTCTTTACCGAAAGTATAGTCAGCCTGTCCGTCAGTAATTTGTGCTTGTTTGAGATTTTCTAAAGTTCTCATATATAGAGAATCAGCCGCTTGTTTAGCTTCCTGTATGGAACTTACGTCATTCGGTTGATAATCTGTTATACCGTATTGTTTCAGTGTATCCGCAAACTCACCTCTATCTTCATAGTCTCTAGTGTATGTAAGCAATCTGTTTTTTATTGATTGACTAGTAATACCGTCTGAAGAGTTTGCACGAGCAATCATTTTATTTAACTCGCCCGCTTCTTCAGGAGTCATATGACCAGAATCTAAAAATGTATTAACCTGTTCTGTAAAACCACTTAACACTTCAGGGTCTATAATATCAAAAAGAGTTTCTTTTGTAGGTTCTACATAATAACCACCTGAGGAAGTCACTGTTCCCGTTTGTGGTTTATAATCTGAAGTAGTATACGGGTTAGGCGTGTAAGCCATACTGCCAAATTGATTCTGACTAGCCATTCTTGCATCAGCCGCTAGTACTTGTTGATAGTTAGCTTGCGCTATTTTAAGTAGTCTATCTTGCTCTGCCGCTATAGCCGCTTGTTCTTCTTCCTGTGCTTTTCGTTCAGCTTCCGCTTTACGTTGTGCTTCGTATAACTCCGCACCATAAAGAAGCCCGCGCTGTGTCCAACCAGAAGGTTTACTCATTATCTATTCCTCCCTACGCCTTTGGTCTTTTCTACAGTACGCATAGCACCTAGACCAAGCATACCCATCAGTACTGGCATCATGGTTGACATATCTAGTATAGGGACTTCAATGGTAGAATCGGCAAGAGCAAGCGCAAAATTTGCCATCGGGATAAGAAGGTAGTTACTCGCAAGTCCAAGACAACAAGTCCAACCAACAGCAGGTCTCCAACCCGATACAAATAGGCTTCGGTGTGCCGCTTCTGTCTTATTAACTTCAAGTTGCGCTTTCGAAAGTTCCTGCGCGTGTTTCTCAGCCATTGTCGAAAGTTCAAACGCGATAGCATTCTTCTTGTCTTTATCCTCTATGAATTTGTCAAGTAGTCCCGTTACTGGTCCGATAAGTTGCTGTAACATAGTTTACCTCTGTAAGGGACTTGAGTTAAGGTAGTCCATACCCTTCCACAAATCCTCGACTTCTTTAGTTAATGTTTTGAACTTTACTTCTGTATCGCCAATGTCGTTGATAATAATCTCTGCTGTAGCAACCGTAGCTTTCATGGCTTCTATATCGTTAGATAGCTTAGAAACGTCTGTATTCAATTCTAAGAGCTTTTCTTGTTGACTTAGTAGTGTCTCAAGCCTTGTGCCTAAAGTGGCTAGATTCTCACGTATGGGGCTTATATCAGGTATCTGTTGTGCTTCCACTGCTTCCAGTCTGCTGTACAAACTAGAGGCTGTCCATACGCCACCACCTATAGTACTGCCAATACCAAGTACAATAGCAATCCACACGCCCTTGAATGATGTGTCACCTATCTTGAGTTCTGTACTTTCTAAACTCATAGTTCAACACACTCCGTTCCATACATAAAGCAAGAGTAGCCTATATGAGTTGGTCCTGTTTGAAAGAACTCTGACTCACTACCCGCGGCTAATACATCGGTCTCACTTACGTATAAGTCTAAGCCGATACCATCACCACCGTTAAGGTATACAGCCGTTAGGTTACGTGTAGTGTTGTAACCCATAGACACCCACTGTGCGTTAGCGTCATAGAAGATGTTAGTCTGTTCCGCTGTAGTGTTAGCATTCTCAATGCCTTGCTCTAGAAATGCTACAGCTTCCTCTGAGTTAGCTACAGCTAGATAAGCACTAGCGTTGTTAGCGTGAGTCTCAATGTCATCTACTGACTGGTTGTACGTATCAACAGTCTCTTGTTCTATCTGTAGGACTTCTACAGTCTCAGCTACAAACGTCTGTACTTCCTCTTCTTGCTGTGGATTACCCTGTGCTTCCTCTACCCGTTCAGCTACTTCCACAACTGAAATCATATCCACTACGGCTTCAGTAAATACATCTATGGCTTCATCCATTAATGTTAACTCTTCCATAGCCTTGTTCTCTAATACAGCCTTAACGTCACCATATGGCTGATAGTTAGTAGCAAAGTTATTCAATGCAGTATTGTAGGCTTGTACCTGTGCTTCCTGTATGTGTGCTGTAGCAGATAGAGTACCATCAGATAAAGCGTCGCCTTGATGTGCATACTCCATACCTGCGCCCACTAGGAGGATGCCAGTGTTAATCTTATCGACTATGGCAGTACTTGAGTCTAGTAGTGCGTCATATTCACTTGACTGAACTACGGAACTTAGCACTAACAGAGATAATAGTATCTTCTTCATCTGTGTCCTCTCCTCCTATGTTTAATACGTTATTGTACCAATCTTTAGTTTTCTTGCTGTAGTCTGGTATGTAAACTTCTGGCTGACGTTTCATAACTAACATAGCACGTTTACCCACGACTAGCTTACCGTTTGACAGTATAGGACAAGGTGTGCCTGATACGAACATTGCCTTCCATACGTCAGTGCTTTGACACATACGAGCCACCGCACTTACCTTCATACCTAAGTCAGCCAGTACCTTAGCGTCCCTACGTCTATTACACTCAGGGTCAACATCATAAGTACCACTACTGAACCCTACGCCTACTGTCTGTAATGAACCACCTGTACCCTTAAGGCAAGTGTCCATACCATTACTC